GGCGATTCTCGCTGCAACCGCAGGTGCGTGGGCCATGTTGGTGTGCAATGGCACCGACTGGGTTGTGATGGCTTCGTAATCCAAAGGGGGCTACGGCCCCCTTCTTCTATGACTGTCATCTACCTCACGCATCCTGCTCACGGCGCCAAAGTGGCGACGTTGGAAATGGAAGCCGAAGCCGACGAACGCAATGGATGGTCGCGGTATACTCCGGGGCAAGACAATGATGTCGAACCGGCGCTTGCAGTCAACGCTTTGACCGAGCGCACCCGCCGCCGTAGGGAGGTTGTCAATGTCCACCACAGCGGGTGATCAAATCAGTCGCGCCCTGCGTCTGCTGGGCGTGTTGGCAGAAGGCGAAACGTCTTCTGCTGCCGTCATGCAGGACTCGCTGACGGCGCTGAATCAGATGATTGAATCGTGGAACACCGAACGGTTGTCGGTGTTTTCGACTCAAGATCAAGTCTTTAGTTGGCCGGCCAGCACGATCAGCCGCACGCTGGGGCCAACAGGCAACTTCGTGGGCAACAGGCCCATCCTGCTGGACGACGCGACGTATTTCCGCGACCCTGGCACAAACGTCAGCTTTGGCATCAAGATGATCAACCAGCAGCAGTACGACGGTATTGCTGTCAAGACGGTCACGTCAACGTATCCACAGGTGTTGTGGATCAACATGACGTACCCCGACATCGAGATGTACATCTACCCGGTGCCCACGCGGCTGCTGGAGTGGCACTTCGTCTCGGTCGAGGAGTTGACGCAGCCGGCTACGCTGGCCACCACGCTGGCGTTCCCGCCAGGCTACCTGCGGGCGTTCGTCTACAACTTGGCGATGGAGATTGCGCCTGAGTTCGGCGTTGAGCCCAGCCCGCAAGTGCAGCGCATCGCCATGACGTCCAAGCGCAACATCAAGCGCATCAACAATCCGGACGACATCATGAGCCTGCCGTACTCGCTGGTGGCTACTCGCCAGCGGTTCAACGTGTACGCCGGCAACTACTGATGAAAACGCCGATACTCGGCTCCAGCTATGTGGCCCGCAGCGTCAATGCTGCGGACAGCCGCATGGTGAACCTGTTTCCAGAAATCATCCCCGAAGGCGGCAAAGAGGCAGCGTTTCTGCAGCGGTGCGCTGGCCTGCGCTCGGTCGTCACGGTAGGGCAGGGGCCGATTCGGGGGTTGTGGCCTTTTGGCGACTTCCTGTATGTGGCCTCTGGCGGCGGGCTGTACCGCGTCAGCGGCAACTACGACGTCTCGTTTCTGGGGTTCATCAACGGCAGCGGGCCTGTCAGCATGGTGGACAACGGCACGCAGTTGTTCGTCGCCTGCAACCCCAGCGCGTTCATCTACAACGCCACCACGGGCACGTTCGCGCAGATTACCGACCCGGACTTCCCCGGCGCGGTGACGGTCGGCTACCTCGACGGCTACTTCGTCTTCAACCAGCCCGACAGCCAGCGGTTCTGGGTGACGTCGCTCAACGACGGCACGCAGATTGACCCGTTGGACTTTGCCAGCGCCGAAGGCAATCCCGACAACGTGGTGGCGCTGAACGTCAACCACCGCGAGGTGTGGTTGTTCGGCACCAGCACGGTCGAGGTCTGGTACAACGCTGGGCTGGCTGACTTCCCGCTCGCCCGCATTGCCGGCGCGTTCATGGAAGTTGGTTGCTTGGCCCCGTACAGCGTGGCCAAGCTGGACAACTCGGTGTTTTGGCTGGGGGCTGACGCCCGAGGCAACGGCATTGTCTACCGCAACAACGGCTACAACGCTCAACGCATCAGCACGCACGCTGTCGAGTGGCAGATCCAGAAGTATGGCGTGCTCAACGACGCCATCGGCTACTCGTACCAGCAGGACGGCCACTCGTACTACGTGCTGACGTTTCCGACCGCCAACGCCACTTGGTGCTACGACGTCAGCACCAACTCATGGCATGAGCGTGCCGGCTGGGACGGCACGCAGTTCGTGCGGCACCGCAGCAACTGCCAAGCCAACTTTAACGGCGAAGTCGTCGTTGGCGACTGGATGAACGGCTTGGTGTATGCGTTCGACCCTGAGGTCTACAGCGACAACAACGAGGCGCAACGGTGGCTGCGGTCGTGGCGGGCGCTGCCGCCTGGCCAAAACAACCTGCGCCGCACGGCGCAGCACACGCTGCAACTTGACTGCGAGTCGGGCGTGGGGGTGCTGAACTCCGAGACGTTTTTGCTGCTGGCTGAAGACGGCGACTTCTTGCTGTTGGAAAACGGCGACTTCATCAGCGCCGTCAACACCTCAACCGTGCTGGGCGTCAACCCCGAGGTCATGCTGCGTTGGAGCGACGATGGTGGCCACACCTGGTCAAACGAGCATTGGGCCAGCATGGGCAAGATCGGCGAGTACGGCAAGCGCGTGTTCTGGCGCCGGCTGGGCATGACGCTCAAGCTGCGCGACCGCGTGTATGAGATCAGCGGCACCGATCCCGTGAAGATTGCCATCATGGGTGCTGAAGTGCTCATGAGCCCAACCCGCGCCTGATATGCAACTGGTTCCCCGCGTGCCGGCCTCGCGCGACCCGCTGGTAGATGCTGGGGCGCTGACCACCCGCGCTTGGTTTCGCTTCTTCCAACTTCTGGAGTCCTCGGTTGAGGATGCTGCGTTGCAGCAGTACACCATTGTGCAGAACTCTACCGGGTCAACGATGCCCAAGGGCACGGCGGTGGGGTTTGCGGGTGTAGGGTCCAACAACGTGCTGTCGGTCGCGCCATACTTGGCTGATGGCAGCACGCCCACGCTGTTCATTCTTGGCGTGCTGGCCGAGCAGATACCTGACAGCGGATCGACGGGGCTGTGTTGCGTGTGGGGCGAGGTCAGCGGCATTGACACCAGCGCGTTCAATGTTGGCGACATCCTGTACGCCAGCCCGACAGTGGCGGGGGCGTTCACCAACGTCAAGCCTACCGCGCCGAACAACGTCATTCCGTTGGCTGCGGTGCTGATCAAGAGCGCCACGACAGGCGTCATCTTTGTGCGGCCAACGATTGAGCAGCAGAAGTACTACGGCGAGTTCACCCGCACCACCAACCTGAGCGCCGCGGCAACCAACACGGCCTACCCCATCGCGCTGACCAACACCGAGGTGGCTGGCGGCGTGACTCTGACCGGCTCACCGACTGACCGGCTTCAAGTTCCGCAATCGGGCTTGTACCAGTTCTCAGCTCGGTTTCAGTTATCGTCCACCAGTTCGTCCTTGAAAAACGCGCGGTTTTGGTATCGGTTAAACGGCGCAACCGACTTGGACCACAGCACCGCTATCGTGTCAGTTGACTCCAACAACGGGTACGCCACAATATCAACGTCCGAAGTCGTTTCATTGGCGGCAAACGATTACATTCAGTTGATGTGGGCGGTTGACAATACTGCACTCTCGCTGTCGGCAGCGGCGGCTACGGGCTACTCACCTAGCGCGGCGTCTGTCTGGGTGGCAGTCACTCAGGTTCAACAGTAAGAGGACACTATGGCGATTAGCCTTTCACAATACGCGGGCGCAGGCGCTCAGTTTTTCGACAACAACGGCGTGCCGCTCAACGGTGGGCTGATCTACACCTACGACGCCGGCTCAACAACACCCGCGACGACATTCACCGACTCGACGGCGGCCACCAACAACACGAACCCCATCGTGCTGGACAGCGCAGGCCGCACGCCCGCGCAGATTTGGCTGACGGCAGGCGCGGCGTACAAGTTCATCCTGCAGACGTCCACAAACGTACTGATCAAGACGGATGACAACATCTACGCCTCGTATGAGTTGACGAAGGAAGTTGGTGTCACGGTTGGCCAAGGTGGCAACCAGATTGCTACCAACGTCGCGGTGGGCAACACGGCGCTGGACTCCAACACGACCGGCACCAACAACACGGCGGTGGGCTACGACGCCATGACGGCGACCACTGACGGCATCCAGAACTCGGCGTTTGGCGCTGGGGCGTTGGACGCCAACACGGGCGGCGACTACAACACCGCGCTGGGCTACAACGCGCTGACAACCGCCACTACGGCCAACTACAACACGGGCGTGGGATACCGAGCGCTGAACGCGGTGGCCACCGGCAGCAACAACACGGCGCTTGGCAGCGACGCGCTGCTGCTGGCCACGGGCGGCAACAACACGGCTGTGGGCTACCAAGCCGCCAACTCGCTCACGACCGGCAGCAACAACACGGTGATTGGCTACGACGCCGACGTCTCTGCGGCAGGCGTCAGCAACGAGGTGACCATCGGCAACAGCAGCGTCACGTCGTTCCGCATACCCGGCCTGACGCTGACGTTCAGCGTCAAGTATTTCAACCACGGCACGCTGACGGTGGCTACACTGCCCACTGCGGCCACTGCTGGTGCTGGGGCACGGGCCTTTGTGACGGACGCCAACGCCACGACGTTCGCGTCAATTGTGGCTGCTGGCGGGGCTAACGGCGTTCCTGTGTACAGCGACGGCACCAACTGGCGCATTGGGTGAGGTAGAGCATGGCAATCTTTGATCCCACAAAGGTTAATTTTGGTAACCTGTATCAGCCCGGAACTTTTGGCGGGGATAGTTATTGGAATTCCATTTTTAG